TCAAAGGTGTTCCAAGCACCTAATTTAAAACAGGAAGATCTTACCTCGCAGGTAAATGGAAGCGAAACTATTTTCACTACTGCGGGGTCTTTCCTTCCAGAGCAAGTATTTATTTATGTGAATGGAGTGTTGCAACGACTGGGTGTGGAAGCATCCGTGAGTAGTAGCAATTCATTTACTTTGGTAGATGCACCACAGACAGGCTCCGTGCTCTATGTGGTTTATCAACCTTCTTAACAACCATAAATGGAGGATATTATTATGGCTATTAAAATTAGATCAAGTCAGTTGGAACTCGCCGATACTTTTGACTTTGCTTCTTCGGGAGAGATCTTGGTGGCAACACCAACACAGGCAAACGAGGCTGCCAATAAGTCTTATGTTGATGCACAATTACCTGATGCCTTTTCGGGCGGTAATGGTATCGCTATTGATGATAGTGGAGATCCGGATGTAATTTCCGTTGACTTTGCTACTGATGGAGCACTTGCTTTCATCGGCACCGATAGTGATAAACTTGCCGTAAAGATCAAGACTGAAAGTGGTGGGTCTCTCACCAGAGATGCTGACGGTCTTTACATCGCTGATAATGCTATTGGTAATGCGAAGTTGGCTGGGTCAATTGCTAATGCTAAATTAGCAAACAGCACTATCTCTGGTGTTGCTCTTGGTTCTAACCTCGCAGCACTAACAGCAGGGAACGGTGTGTCTATGACCTCGTTTAACGGATCTGCTGCTGTCGGCGACCTTACTATTGACCTTGACGGTTCTACTCTCGCAGTAGGAGCGAGCGGTTTAAAGATCGCAGACGACGGTGTTGGGGCGACCCAGATCGCTGACGGTGCTATTGATGCCAGTGCTAAATTGGCTGATGCAGTTGTCTCTGGTCCTAAACTTGCGGTTCAGCCGGCAAGACAAAACTTTACTGCGAACGGTACTGCTACTGTTTTTACTATGACTGGTAAGAATATGTATACCGGTGGTGAAGAAGGATTGCTTGTGTTTAGAAACGGTTTGCTTATGGAGATCGTAGCGAGTTCACCTTCGGGTCAAGATCAATACACCGCTGCTAATAACGGTAGTGATATTGATGTCACCTTTGGTGCGGCACCTACTTCTAACGACAAAATTTTGATCGTTGGAGTTCTGCTGGTTTAATTTTCCTCTCCGTTGGAGGACAGTTTTTAATGTAGGTTTCTGTAAAAAACCTCTTTCTTTTTACATAACTTACGGAGAAGGAGACTATGAATTATGAAGAATTACTCGCCCTCATTATGGGTCCGTTCGGTGCACTTGTTGTATTATCCGCTGTTCTTATCGGCATTTACAATTTGGTGGTTAAACACTTACTACCTCTTGTTAGAGGTGGGCTTGATAAGCACCTGTCTCAAATAGACACTATGTTAGAACAACATAAACAAGACAGAGAACTTTACCGTGAAAGCATAATGCTAATTACACAGCGGCTTGACAAGGTGGAGGACGATGTCTCTTACATCAAGGGGAAATTAGATGGCCAAGAAAAAGAAGAGTAGTGGTGCTCTAAATAAACCACGAAGAATAAAGAAAGGTGAGGCTGGCTACGGTAAAAAGAAATTTACTGTGAAGGTCAAAAGCAAAAAGGGAAACACCAAGACTGTAAAGTTCGGTGATCCCAAGAGCGAAATAAAGCGAGACGATCCCAAAAGAAGAAAGGCTTTCAGGGACAGGCACGGCTGTGATAAGGCTGGGGCGAAAGACAAGACGAAAGCGAAGTACTGGTCGTGCAAGTTTTGGCAGAAGGGAAAGAAAAATAAAGTTTCTCGTCTAACAAAACGGAAGAAGTAGAGGGCCTTATGTCTATGTCAAACGATCCCTTTACCTCAAACAAGGTTGGGTAATCCTTCACAGGTTTTATGGACTGGGACTTTGTTTGTTTGTGCTTGTACTTTCTCGCACCTTTCTTTGATCTCTTCATAGCAATTTCTCCTAACATAATGGAACATTTGTTTTACATCTGCGACGAACCGGAAACCAAAGTCAAGGTCAGTCGTTCTAAATAAAAGACCTTCGGCTGTTCCAAACCGGTTGGTCTTACAAGAGTGTCGCCGCTTCTTTACACGGTCAACGAACTCTGCTCCATCGTACCAATAGAGTTTCTTTCCTACCAGATCCACATAGACTATGTGTCTTGGTTTATCTACGAGGTAATGAGAGTACCCATTAGATCCAAGGGACCTGAACTCTGCATAGAAGGTGTCCCAATAGGGTTGCTTGTTGGCTGCCTTCACCTCGCATTTGGCCGAGGTCAAAACATTATCCTCTTCACAAATTACTTGATCCAAATGTAGATCACCTGTGTCTGTTTCAGGATCAGTCCAATAGATATCAAGACACTCTACCACACCGAGTTGATCTGCAACCCAATCCAAGTTTGTTTCCAAGAACAACTTGGTTATGAACTCTGCTTCTATTCCCTCCAATAGATCTTTACTAAATTCGTTTGTAGACATTTCATCGTTCCTCCTATTGGTCTAACTGGGCTTCTACCCACCAAGCAACTTTCTCTTTGGTCTTGCTTACAAGGTTGTAAAAGGTTTGTTTAGACACAGTCCTACCGCTGGGTAATGAAATTGACTTACGGTCATTTGTTTTCTTCCCACCCCAGTAGACTGACTTGGTTTTATTATCCATCATAACATAATCCATAATGAAGTGTTCGTCCTCTGTGGCTTTCTCTTTGAGAAACTTTACTACCATTTCCATCCTGTCTGTAAGCATCATAACCTCCTTTTCTTCTTGGTGTGCTTTATGTGAAGCAACTGAAATTGCTTCTAAATGTTTCTTACTCTGTGTGTCAAGAGACTGAAAAGTCTTTTGTCTTCTTCTAATGTTTCTATTACAGTAGTTCTTAAACCAGAAGTCAAATTCAGTAAACATCAATTTCTTAAACTGATCCATAGGTTTGCTACTGTGTCTCAAAATTCTTTCACTACTATCACAGAAGAACTGACTGGATAATTCATAGAAACCATCAAAGTGTTTATTAGCAATTTGCTCTACCATAAATGCTTTACTATGCTTACCAAATAGTTTCTGTGTGTTGTAGAAATAGAAACTGAAACCAAGATCTTTATGACCCTGTAATAATAAATTGTAATGATCTTTATTTAACATTTTATTTTCTCCTTTATGTTATTTATTACTGAAAGAGAATTACTCTCTCATAATAAATAGTTAGTTGTTATTCTTTTTACTTGTTTATTTATTATTTATTTTATTATTATCTTTATTACTTACAGTATAATTAAAACACAAAAACAAAATAGTCATAAATAAAAATAAAATAAATTATTTTTATGACTTTTCTTTCTTTCTGTTTTTATATAAGTAAGAACAAATTATTATTATCTTATTATTATTTTTATTTGACATTGTTATTATCTCCAAAATGTTATGTTTTGTTATGTACCTGAAAGGGTAAACTATTTAAATTGATAGGTTCGTAGACATTACCTATCAACTCCTTAAAATTATCGTTATTCTTTTTTATCCTTTCAGGTACATAACTCTTTTTATTTCCTATTTAAAATTGATAAGCCAATTATCAATTCCTCCAACGGAAGGGGAAAGAAATTTCCCCTCCCACCTTTGGAGTTCAGCTGACAGAGATAGAATTTATCTGTGTAGAAGCAGCAAGATCAAACAGATCAAACACTTCACTCCTTCCTAAACTCCTTTGACCTGTGGTTCTATCAGCAGCATAAGAGTTCCAATCCACAGCAGCAAAGACAGATAAGACATAAGGTTTATCCACACCGTCTTTGACCTTGATAAGTCTTCTGCTTGTGCTACTCTCATCACTTACCTGTGGTGTAGTAATGTCTCCACAGCGAGAACCGTGAGTGGTAAAAGTAAAGTCAGCCTCGGTGTGATCCTTGACAAACTCAAAGGAACTACTGGTCTTCGTTGGCTTCCAGTCAGGTCTATCATAGTCCCGTCTCTCCCACACTTGCAGAACCGTCTTGACTTTACAACCATCAGGTCCCTCAAACTTTACATCACCAAAGAACCACTCCTCTATCAGGTGTAATTTCTTTTCTACATCTGTGATAAGTGAAGGCTTCCGCATTCCAGCACCAACCAAGAAAACTATGTAGTCTCCTTCCTTGGCTGCTTTGTTTAGGAACTGCTTGGTTAGTCGTTGTCTCTTGCCCCAAGGTGGGTTGCCTATGAAGACACGACCTCTCTTGTAGCCAAGGTTTAGTTTGAGGTAGTCTTGTTTCTTTACCGAGCGGTGCTTTGGTTGTAAGTCGTAGGCTCTAACCGGAGTGTGAGGAGACTGCTTCATCAGTTCATCAACGAAGACACCTGCTCCTGCTGATGGCTCAACAAATTCAGTAGCCGATCTAAACCAAGGCTTATTACGGATGCGAGACAAGACCAAGTCGGTCATAGTTTTTGTTGTGTAGAATTGTTCCAGCCCTACACTACGGCTGTTTGTGCTTTTTGTTTTAGTCATTTTTTTTTATCCTTTAAAAAATTATTAGGTGGGGTTTTGTTGAGACCCCAAACTCAATTTGTTTTAATCCCAGTCCAACTCGTTGATAGTTGGGTAGGTTCTTTTTCTGCTGTGATAGTCTTCTCGTCTTACGAATGAAGAACCATAACTGCGGCTCGCAGCATAGTCGGCTGCTTCATAATAGAAGAACACACTACCACAGTCCTTTACATTCTGCTCCGTAGAGGGGTCCCAGATCAACGACAAGGCTTCCTGCGGAGACGGTAGGGTAAGGACAGCGGCACGGAGTTCCTCGCTCATCAATAGCCTGTGAAGGAGACGAGAGAAGATCTGTGGAGAGTTGCGGTAAGTCCCATAGTTCTCACTATCGCAACACAAGTAGCCGGAGATCCAACCAGAGTTAAAACCTTTGGTTGAGAGTTCATCAACACAGTTGTGTACCCACTCAATTGTCTCGTCTATTAGATCACTATTCATAGGATCCTTCCAGTTTATTCTTCTCTCTGCTGTGTCAAGGCCCGTCCTCAAAACAAGTCCTTTCATCACATCTTCATTAGCAGCCATAACCTTCGCAACCTCTATGAAGATAGGCCACAGGTTATTGCGGTGCTCCTCCATAGTAGATCCGTCAAAGAATTTCTGCCATAGAAAGAATGCATTATTGGTAGGACACTTGTAGCCGTTCATTAGATCCAGTCGCTCTTCCTCAAACAATAGGTTCTCCATTACCCATTCCTTACAGTCGTGTTGCCAAGCCTGCAAGCGATAGGCCGGAGGAACCACAGCCTCAAAGCCACGGTCATTACCAACTTCCTTATCCATCTCACGGAGGCGAGAACGGATCAACTGTAAGTCATTCAGCAACTTATTGTTCTTTTGGTTCAGGTAAACATCACTATCCTGAATTGATCCAATTGTCTCTTGGTAGGTCTGTGCAACCACATAAGTAAAAGGGAATGGGAATTGTTTGTGATCCATCTCACAACGGAAACCTACTGGTAGGTTAAGCTTCTCTCCTACCAACTTGGTGTAGAGAGGTAAGAGGTTGAGACTACTACGGATTAGCCAAAGCAATTGTTCGTTGTGTTCTACCACCTCTGCCTTGTTGGAACCCATAGGTAAGAGACCACACTTACCAATTGCTCGTTCCAATCCAACGGTGTTGTGATAAACGATAGTGTGTTTGCTTGACCCACCGTCGTGTAAAGAGTGGAGGACACAAACCTGATAGATAGGGTTAGGCTTATCCTCACTCTTGGTAGAGACAATAGGCATAGCACTTGACTTATGGCTATGACGATCACGGGCATAGTCTCCGCAAAGGAAGATCCAATCCGCTTTACCATCCCAAGCATCCCACTCTTTACCACCGTTCTGGTTCTTGTAGAATGTTTTGAGTTTCCTTACGGTAAGATCCTTATGGATCTCCGTTAGAATTACTGTGTTCGCATCCTTAAGCTGACGGATGACAGCGGACTTGACGGGTGTTAGAAGGGCACCCACCTTATAATTATTAACAGACATAATTTTTCTCCAAGGGATTATCGCACCCAGTTGCGGCCTGTTAGGACACGGTCTCATTATGCCGAGACCAAAGCAATAAAAAATTTATTCGTTTAGAGCATTAGCAAGAGGTTCATTAGGAATGAAGCCTATGTAATCCAGAACAGGAACACCCTGACTGAAAGCAGAGTTGACTATTTCTCTTGGAATAGCAATCCATAGTGAGAACCACTCACCATAGCAACCGTCAAAGTAGGTTCCTTCCCCGTTGATAGGATCACCGTTCTTCTCATTCCCAACAGTGGCAAATGATCTCATAGTGTTGGTCGCCCAGTTGATCGCACCCTTCCACTTGTTTTGTGTGGTAGGATCAGCAGCCTCGCTGAATTCTATGCGGAACTCAACACTATCGCCGTGCTCGTCAACCTCGCAGCACCAAGGGATCTCCATAGCATCCAAGGTAGAACCACAGACAGTAGCCCAAGTGTTAAGCAACTCTATGTTGTGCTCGTAGTGTGTAGATAATGTAGACATAATTTTTCTCCTGTAATTTATTATCGTTTTGTAGTTTTTGTTTTACCCTACTCTATTATTATAACATAATTATTGTAGGTTGTCAAGTGTAAAGTGAAAAAAGTTTCATTTATTTTCATTCGCTTACATAGTAAATAGTCTCTTGTAAAAGAAAAAGCCTAACTAATGTAAAGTTTCTTGTAAAAAGTTTTCCTTACCTGTATAATATAACCCGTTAGGCTATGCTTGTCAAGTGTTTGAGACCAAATAAATAAAGAAAAATAATTTACAGAAACCACTTGACAACCTCAAAGAAATGTGTTATAATAATAGTAAAGGAGTAATGAAGTTATGGAACAAACACCAAGCGAAAAGATCAAAGCCAGACACCAAGAGTGGCTACGAAAAACCAATAAGAAATGTGCCGAGTTTATGTGGAAGATCTATCAGGACCCAGCCCGCAGGGCTGGCTTATGGGACACCGATAAGGAACTAACCCGTGTGCTAAACTACATAAAATTACACTATCCAGAGGCTTTTAGTTCTCTATCGTAATAGTTAGATAAGAGCGGGTTAGGCCCGCATTACTATCAAATAAAGGAGAATAGTTATGGCTCGTCCTATTTCTTACAAGGGTCAAGTTCGCAAAATTGCCCGTGCTTACCGCAATAGAGACCACGGTGAAGTGCTGTGGGAATTGGTTGGATTACTTATCAGGGATCTGGAAGAAGACCCAAGCAAGATCCGCAGTTCAGGCATAAGCGACATCATTACCCTATCCAGACTTATCAAAGATCTGGAAGAGTACCGAGACAAGAACCGAGAGGTCAAGGAAGATCAGGACTTTGCAGAAAGACTGAAAGAACTAACCAAGAAAGCCTCGTAGTGTTGTCCCGCTGTCTTACCCCTATCAGCACAAGAGAAGCCCCTTACGGGGCAACCTCGTGCGACTATGGGGTTATTCTGCGGTGTACCAGACACGAGGCCAACGGTCATTCCCAGACACTTGGCTTAAGCTGACAGTGTAGCCGAAGCATTCCACAATTGCTCGCAGTTTCTCTATCTCTTTCACAGTCCAGCAGCGGACACGATAATTATTCTGTGCTGTCTTGCTGGGACAATAGAAGATCCCATCACCCAAGCCCGAGATCCCGTTGTCCCGAAAGTGTTGTGTCTTGACTGGGAAGGCAAGATCTATTAGGCACCATAGTTGTTCCACCGTAAGGCGGGTGTTGTTGTTTGTAGTAGACATAACTTAACTCCTTTTGTTTGTTCGTTATGTATATATTATAACACATTATCGGGGGATTGTCAAGTCTTTTGTGTAAGTTTTTTTACTTTTTTTTATGACTGTTTTGTGGTGGTGTTTTGATAGTAGTGATGCACTACCCCCCACCCCCCAAAGTGTTCTGGATAGTGCTATGGTTGTAATAGAGTGGTACAAAATTCGGCCACTATTTTTTGACTTTACTATTTACCATAATAAGAAAGGAACCTATGCAAGCAGATAAATTTATTCCTATGCTGACGATCTACAACAAGGCAAAGTCAAGACTAACTTACTTTGACCTAAATGGCTCCCAGCAAGATCTATTAGAAACACTACAACAGCACGATAGAATTATTATTCTAAAAGCAAGACAGTTAGGGATAAGCACACTTGTTAGAGGCTGGATGTTTTACCAAGCCTATATGGATGTAGAACCGAGAACCTATGCTTGTATCGCACATAACCACCAAGCCGCTATGAACCTACACAAGATGGATAAGACCTTCTACAATAATTTACCAAAGAACTTACAGAAACCAACCTCAAAAGCCAACACAGAACAAATGGAATTCCAACAGTCTGGGGCTACAATTAGAACCTTTACTGCTGGTGCAAGAACAGGGACCCGTTCCTTCCAGTTGGATTGTATCCATTTGAGTGAGTTTGCTTTCTATGAAGATCAAGAAGAAACTCTTGCTACTATCCTTGCTTCTGCTGGTGAAGGTCAAGTTATTATTGAGAGCACACCCAACGAAATGGGTGATAAGTTCCACCAACTCATTATGGAAACAATTGAGACAAACGAAGAGAACGGCTGGAAACTATGCTTCTATCCTTGGACGGAACATAAGGACTACACAACAGAACCTCCACCACATTTTAAGATAAGAGACAACGAAGCAGTTGTTATGGAACAACTGAACCTTACCAGAGGCCAACTCTATTGGAGACGAAAGCAACTTGCTTCATTAGGTAAAGAAAAATTTTACCGTGAATATCCGGGAACCGTAAGTGAAGCCTTTCGCTTTACAGGAAAGAATTATTTTAACGGTGTTGCCCTTGATAGGATCCAACCCATAAAGGAACCTCTGGGTAATTACAAGACCATAGGAGACCCTCTCAACGGTGTGGATTACATTATCGGTGTTGATGTTGGGGCTGGGTTAGGACAAGACTATTCTGTTGCTTGTATCGTTTCTCTTGCTTCCCGACAACCTGTTGCCTTCTGGTGGTCCAACGAGGTCTCACCTTCCAAGTTTGCAGAACAACTATTTGATCTTGGTTGTCTATGGAACATGGCAGAGATAATTGTTGAGAGCAATAACACAGGACAGGTGGTCTTACATAAACTAAATGAAATGGGCTACTCTCGTTGGCTGTGGAGAAATGAGAAAGGCAAACCTTTCCTAACCACCAAGAAGACAAGACCTTTATTGTTTGAGGGCTTACGAGACTTGATAGACGATACTATTATCCATAGTCTATTTACAAGTGTAATTGATGAGTTAAGAAGTATCATTTACGAAAACAAAAAACCAAAGCACCCTCGTTCGGGACACGACGATAAGGTAATGGCTATGGCCCTTGCCTATTATGCTTGTAAGGACATACCCATAAATGTTATTCACAACCAGCAAGAACACTTCTTTAACCAACTCAAACGACAGAGAAGAGCCGAACAAGCAACAAAGAAACTTCCTTGGACCGTCAAGGGTGGCGACAGTAAAGGATCTTATTAGGAGAAATAAATGAAAGCAAGTAAAGTAGCAGAGATCTATGATGCACATAAAGAGTACTGGGAGCATCAAAGACAAGAATTACAAAGGTACAAAGCAGCCTACGAGTGTGAGTTCTGGGACAACCGAGGAGCCAACTTTCTTCTTCACGGAGAACAAATGCTTAACATACAAACAAGTGATGCCTATGGCTACATAGAAAGTTTTATTGCTTCTCTATTTGCCAAGGCTCCAGCCGTAGCGGTGGGGGGGGATCCACAGGGCATTGGGGAGCCCGATACAGTAGAGATGGTGCTTAACCGTTTCCTGTATGAGAAAGCAGAGATGCTTGAGACTGGATTGCGGTATGCTCTTATCTATCCTTGCTCGTTCTTTAAACTTGGTTTGATGGAAAAGGAACTGGCAATGGATAGCATCGACATCAAAGCGGTGCATCCTTGGGATGTTATAATTGATATGGATGCTAACAACTGGGAGTCGATGCGCTTCTGTGGGCATCGATACTATCTTCCAGCCAAGCAAGCCAAGGAACGTTTTGGTAACAAAAGGTTCAAGGCATCCATCAAGCATGACTATCTTAACGAGTTCAATCAGGTTCTTGATTCGTCTGACAGATCTTATCTTTTATCTAATGGTGGTAAGATTGAGGACATCGAAGATAGTCTTCTTCAGTATGTTGAGATCTACGAACTGTATGACCTTATCAATGACGAGTTAATCTTTTATTCTCCCAACTACGACAGCAAGGATGGTGTGATTGAGAAGGCTCCACAGATTCCTTTCCGTAAGGCCGATGGTGAGCCCTGTGCTCCTATTGCTCCTATGTATCTCGCATATGATCCGCAGTATCCTCTCAAGGGTTTCTCTAGATTGGGTCTAATCTACGACCAGTTGTGGGAAGTTAATAACTT